TTCTTAGTTTTGATCTTACACTTCATTCTAGTCCAGATGAAGATTTATCAACTAATAGCTTGCCATTACAGAAGTATGCAGGTAAAATACTAGAGAGTGTAATGATTAATAACCTAAACGAAATGGAAAAGAATGAGCAATAACTTAGAGCAGCTTGTGCTACGACATCTTCTCATTGATGAGCCGTTCATGCGCAAGGTGCTTCCCTTTATTAAACCAGACTACTTCCAAGGTGTAACTCGACAGCTGTTTGTAGAGATTGGTAAGTTTGTCGCTAAGTATAACAAGCTTCCTACTCTCGATGCGTTTAAGATTGAAATCGATCAAAGTGATAGATACAATGACGATCAGTATACAGCAGCAATGGAGATGCTTCCTAATATCTTTGATACCAAATCTGATAAAGCAGATAAGTCTTGGTTAGAAGATACTACAGAGAAATGGTGTCAAGACAGAGCTATTCATAATGCTATTATGGAAAGTATTTCCATTATTGATGGCAAGCATCAGACGCTTACTAAAAACGCTCTACCAGATCTCTTACAGAAAGCTCTTGCTGTTACGTTTGATTCGTCTGTAGGTCACGACTATATCGAGAATGTGGAAGAGCGTTATGAATTCTATCACGAGCAAGAAGAACGAATACCTTTTGATCTGGAATACTTTAACCGAATCACAAAAGGTGGTATTCCTAATAAGACTCTCAATATCGCGCTTGCAGGTACTGGAGTAGGTAAGTCTCTTTTTATGTGTCATATGGCTGGTAACATTCTTAATCAAGGACGAAATGTCCTATATATTACTATGGAGATGGCTGAAGAGCGTATAGCTGAACGCATCGATGCTAATCTATTGAACATACCTATTGATCAACTTGAGAATATATCTAAGCCTATATTTAAAAGCAAGGTAGATGATATTGCTGCTAAAACTAATGGTAAGCTTATTATTAAAGAATATCCAACAGGCGCGGCTAATTCTAGTCACTTCAGAGCGCTCTTAAACGAACTTAAACTAAAACGTAACTTTGTACCAGAGATTATCTTTATTGACTATCTAAACATTTGCGCATCTGCTCGTATGAAAGCAATGGGAGGCTCTATCAATTCCTATACCTATATTAAAGCTATTGCTGAAGAGTTACGAGGACTCGCAGTTGAGTTCGACGTACCGATTGTCTCTGCAACGCAAACGACGCGTAGTGGTTTTACTAGCTCGGATCCTGGGCTTGAAGATACGTCTGAATCTTTTGGATTACCCGCTACGGCAGATTTGATGTTTGCTCTTATCTCATCAGAAGAGTTAGAAGCTCAAGGTCAGATAATGGTAAAGCAACTTAAGAATAGATATAACGATCCTGGACGATTTAAACGCTTCGTAGTAGGAGTAGACAGATCTAAGATGAGACTATTTGATGCTGACAATCCAGAAGAGGGAGTCGTAGATGATTCACCAGCATTCGATAAGTCTCAAGTAAACGAACGATTCAAAGATTTTAAAATGGAGTAAATAATGGCCCAAAAAGGTATCACTTTCAAGAAGAAGACAAGTATTGGTAAAGGTAATATCAAGATGTCCTCAATGAATAAACACAAGAAGCGATCTTATAAAAAGTCGCGAGGACAGGGTTAATGGATGCGCGTCTCATATCCTATAGCCAGCCCGTTCGTCATATCCACTCAGGAGAACCGGGCATCATGGGGCTCGAAAACATCCAAGACATCGTCGCTTATTGCGCCCGTGTCTCCAATCCATCAAACCAAGCTAACACTAAAACGACCCCCAAACTCCTCGAGTACCTCATTAAGCATAAGCACTGGAGCCCATTCGAAATGGCAAGCGCATGCATTGAAATTACAACAACTCGAGACATCGCCAGACAGCTGCTAAGACATAGATCGTTTTCGTTTCAAGAATTCTCACAACGATATGCAGATGTTCGTGACTTAGATGGAGAGTTAGTTATTCGTAAAGCTCGTCTACAAGATCCTAAGAATAGACAGAACAGTGTTATTACAGATGATACTAACTTACATATTGCTTGGGAACAACATCAACGAAATGTATGGAATGCTGCTATGAAAGCCTATGAGTGGGCTATTGATAACGGCATCGCTAAAGAGCAAGCCAGAGCTGTACTACCAGAAGGTAATACAGTTTCTAGATTGTATGTGAATGGTACAATTAGATCTTGGATTCATTATATTGAACTACGTTCTGCTAATGGAACACAAAAGGAGCATATGGACTTAGCTGTATCTGTAGCTGAGGCTATAAGTAAGATATATCCTAACATCTCAAACTTTATAGAGGAGTAATAACATGCATGGTCGTCAAAGAAAAATATCTACTCACCATTCAGAGCAAGGCAAAGGATATGCAGAAGTCTGGATGGACTTTAAAGAAGAAGTTGCCTTTATTAAGTATTTCGACGATAATGATGTTAAGTTTTTTGAAGAAGACTTCCCTAACAAGTCTATTGGATATGTTGAGGATGCTGCAGAAAACTGGGCAAATGGAATTAAAAAATTAGAAGGAACCTTTCAACTTGGCTTATTATAGCACTAAAACCTACGGTCACAATATCGGTCTGAGCGCATGCTTTCGTCAACCTCATGCTGATCATTCACACTGTAGGTTCTTACATGGATACAGCTTACAATTTAAATTTACGTTTAGCTGTAACGAACTTGACAATAAAAACTGGGTAGTAGACTTTGGTGGTCTTAAACCTCTTAAGAAATGGTTAGAGGATAACTTTGATCATAAAGTTGTACTAGATAAAAATGATCCTCATCTTATTGACTTTCATATGCTAGAAGAGAAAGGCTTATGTGAGCTTAATATCTTAGATGGTGTTGGAGTTGAGAAGTTTGCAGAGCATGCTTGGAATAAAGCTCAATGGATTGTAGATGAGATGACTGATGGACGGTGCTGGGTGGTTTCATGTGAGTGTGCAGAGCATGGAGCTAACAGCGCTATTTACGAGGCTTAGATATGGTAAAAGCTATACTTAATAAAAAGTTTATAGAAGTTCAAGCAGATAGCTCTGGTGAGCTGTTTCTCGAATTTCCAGATGATCTTTTAGATACAATGAACTGGAAGCCAGGTGATACTATTATCTGGACTGAACTTCCTAATGGTAATGGATATAGTGTAGAGAAAGCGAAAACTCATGGCGGATAAGAAATACACCTATAGTGAGATCTTTCATTCTATTCAAGGAGAAGGTCAATATACAGGTGTACCTACAGCATGGATTAGATTCTTTTTATGTAACTTACAATGCGATGGCTTTGGTCAGAAGTTTCCGACTAAACCTGAAACATATGAGTTGCCTTATGCAGACTTTGATGCTCACTCTGTTGATAGAGTAGAAGATCTACCTGTATGGGATAAAGGATGTGACTCATCATATACTTGGTCTAAGAAGTTTAAGCATCTTATGGGTCAAGCTACAGGTGCAGAGCTAGCTCAGAAGCTAGTTGATATTATGAAGACTGAACATAATCCAGAAGGTTGGTTTCGTCATCCTTTATCACTACAACATAATCATCTATGTATTACAGGCGGTGAGCCCTTGATGCGTCATGCACAGAATGCTTTTATAGATATACATAATGCATTAGTAGAAATGCCTGGCGGGCCTATGAGAGGTACTCATTTTTATTGTAATAATAATTTACCGTCTAGCATCACATGGGAAACTAATGGTACTCAAAAACTATCTAAAGAGTTTGAAGAGGTCGTTGGTTCCCCTTTATTTAAACCAGAAGCGTTCTTCTCTGTATCACCTAAGCTATGGACAGTAGCAGGAGAGAAAAGAGAGAAAGCTATTAAACCGGAGGTAGTAAAAGAGTATTATGATCTTTCTAAAGCAGGTCAATTAAAATTCGTTGTAGGACAGACAAAAGAAGAGTGGCAAGAACTTGACGAAGTCGTTACAATGTTTAGAGATGCTGGTGTGGATTATCCTGTTTGGATTATGCCTGTCGGTGCTCGAGAAGAAGAACAGTCCGCTACGGCTGGAGATGTAGCAAAGATGGCATTTGAAAGAGGCTATAACGTCGCTGGAAGAATGCATGTCTACTTATTTGGAAACGCAATTGGAACATAGAGGCCTCCCTCTATAACTAGGAGAATAAATGACTATTTCAGAAGAAATTAAGATGCGTCTTGAAGACGCAGGACATCGCTATTGGGCTGGAGATAATATCTCTTCCTTCTTACAGGATGGCGATAAAGAAGCAATCATTGACGAAGCAACAGAGAAGTTCGAAGGAGTCTTAGATAGTCTCCTTATTGACCGTCACCGAGATCCTAACTCTATGGATACAGGTCGCAGATTAGCAAAAATGTACATCAACGAAATCATGGCTGGGCGTTATGAGCCAGCACCTAAAGCAACTGCTTTTCCTAACTCTGGAGATAGTAGGTATGATGGTATGCTGGTTGTACGTAGTGAATTAAAATCGATGTGCTCACATCATCACCAGCCAGTCTCTGGAGTAGCATACATTGGTATTATACCAGGAGAGAAAGTAATTGGTCTTTCCAAGTATACTCGTATTGCTCAGTGGTGTGCTCGTAGAGGAACCCTACAAGAAGAACTTTGTAATGAGATTGTACGAGAGATTCAGAAAGCAACAGACTCAGATAACGTAGCAGTTTATATCCAAGCTACTCATGGTTGCTGTGAGAATCGCGGTATTGGTGCGCATAGCTCTTTGACTCAAACAACAGTGCTCAGAGGAGAGTTTCATAACTCTGATGTTAAGAAAGAGTTCTTCGATAATGTTAAACTACAACAGGAGTTTGCACCACGATGACTGAACCAGTAGACGTAAGTAAGAAACATTTTTATATCAGTCTTGTTAAAAGTGTTGTACGTATCGGTGCTGGAATTTCACTTTGCTTCGGACAGTTTATGCTGTCCGGAGCTTTGTTTATTGTAGCAGAGATTCTAGGTATTCTAGAAGAGTTGTAAAAAAGTTCCTAAAAACTGAAAAAAACAGTTGCACTTACTTCAAAAAGAGTATATAACTATTATATCAAATGAAGGAGAATAGTTATGCAATTATCATTTAACCGCGACATTGAAGAATATGTAGCTCGCTTTGACGTTATCAAAGAAGGGGAAATCGTTGCTTCTGTAGATCAGTACTTTGGAAATCGTGATACTCTTTGCGATGTAGAAGTTGTATCTGGTAAATTAACTGATGAAGAGATAGATCTTATCTTTGAAGATGGCTGTGTGGAGTATATTTAATGACATGGTATGCTAATTCAGCTGGTAGGTATGGATTATCTGGAGCAAAAGGTGATGCTGGTGAGAAGCTAGTAGAGCAATATTGTAAGAAGAATGATCTTGAATGGGAAGATTTAAATGACTATAAGAGCCAAGTCATTGATAAAGTGGATTGTATTATTGAAGGTACTTTAGTTGATGTTAAAACTAATATATTCAAAGACCGGCTTTGTGTTGAGTTGTATCTTAACAATAATAAGAAAGTAGGTCCAGGTTGGTTATTTACAACTAAAGCAGAACAAATATATGGTGTAGACCTTGAACAGAAAAAGATTTACAGCTATAATGTATCTGATATGATATCCTATGTTGAGCAGAATAGACGTAGATCTAAGCTTACTAAGAATAACGACGAGGTTATCTGGGTACATAAAAATGAAACTTTTATTACGGAGTTGCAATGAAAATAGCACATGAAGCACCGCTTAGTATCTTTGATAGGGTGCAGAAGTTAACCGATTATGATTACGCACTCGTTCATCTATTTGAGGAGAACGAAGAGTATTATAATACATTTGTAAAGGCAAAAAAAGATGGAAGAGAAGTCCTCCTCGATAACTCTATCTTCGAG